CTTTAACTTTTGCATCAGCACCAAATGTAGCACCACCAATAACTGCTGTTTTACCAGCAACTAAAGCTGTTTTTTTATCCATATAATGACTTAAAAATTCTGGAAATGATCCTACAAAATTATCTTCTATTGCTCTCATGTAAGATGATCTAATAACTTCTGGTAATGCAAAACCACCAGCACCACATATAATAGGTAACGCAGGTGCGGCTGTACCTTCACTTCCAACTAAAGCTGTACCACCTGCCGCAAAACAACCTGCCGCCATAAATGGTAAATCATTTACTAACGTAACAGCAGATGCAACAATATCTTTATCAAATCTTTGTTCTTGATACATAAATATTCTTTGTATTGCTTCTTTAGGATCAGCGTTAGGATCATCAATAAATACTTGATAATATCTATCTAGCATACCATTTACAGATTGCTCGTAACCATTTGTAAATACGTTGTAATAACCTTTACCACCAAAAGCATTTAATACTTTATCACCAACATTTGCAGGTAATTTTTCTAATGCTTTAGTTACAATATTATCATTACCCCAATAAGCTAATTGTGCAGTTTCATAATCATATTGATCTGTACCAAATTTATCAAAATATTTATTAGTTCTATCTTTCAATTGTTGATTATCAACAAGTCTATATTCTTGTCCTACACCTGCTTCTATATCTTCTGCTTTTTCATAATCAGCATGATGATATTCAATGTATAATTTTTTCATTGCATCAACATCACCATTAGCAACTGCTTTAATTAATTGATCTGAACCAGCACGATTAAATTTTTCACTTTTAGGTATTTCTAAAAAATTAGCTAATGCTAATGCTTTTTGTTCATCTGGTGATAATCTTGTAGGGTCTTCATGTTTAAATGCTTCTGTTACCCAATAAGGTAATTCATAATCTTTATTTACTTTTCTATTTACATTTACAAATCTATTTAAAGCAGTTCTAAAACCACTTTTTCTAAATTGAAATAAACCACCAGCACTACCATCTGCATTGTAAATGTTTCTATTATTACTTTCTAATGCTGAAACAAATGACATGAACTCATTAAGATACATAATTTGCATATCATTAAATTCATAATTTTGTTTAGCATATTCTAACATTGTTTTTGAGTTTGCACCTGTAGAAAAAGCTGTGTGTAATACATTAACAGGTTCGTTAGCTTTTCTTTCATCTTCAGCTTGTTCAAAATTTGTATCAAAAAGATATCTACCTGTTTCTTGATTAAAACCAAAATTACCTGCAATAGCATCTTTTGCTTGTGCGTTTTCTAGTAATTTAACTTGCTCATCATTTAATGCACTTTCAGCTAAAGTTAAATCTACACCACTTTTAAATTTTTCTTTTTCATATGCTATATTTGGATAGTATTTTTCCATCCAATTATCTATAAATCCTACTCTACCATTTTCATCTTCTTTAAATAATTTATAAGCCTCATCTATTTTATTTACAATTTTAGCTTGGTCTTCATTCTTTAATAAATCAAATGTAGTATTTTTAAGATTATATTTACCATCAGATGTTTTGTTAGATTTTATAGTATTAGCATTTTCTTCATCTTGTAATTTCATTAATGATGTTTTTTTGCCTAAAGGCATTTCATTGTCTGTAATAGCAGTTGTATCTTCTTGCATATCACTATCTAATAATGAATTAGATTTGATAGGTACTATACCGTAACTATTGTATATTTCTTTTTTATTAAATCCTGCTTTTTCTAAAAGAGGTACTTGGGTATCAACATACGATTTTATTGTGTCTGTATCAAACCCAGCTTGTGATAATTGTAAAGCTGTAATTTTCATAGTTATTCAAAGTCTGGCATTATAAACAAATCAGATATATCTAATGTTTCAACATTTTGTCCAGTAATAACACTAGGTAATCCATCTGTTCTTTTTATTAATTTTTTAGCTCGTTTTAAATAAGTAATAACATCTTCACCTTCATTTCTTGGAGGCATAACAAGATTAGCATTACTTGGTGTTTTACCTACAAAATATTCAGCAGGCATAATATAAAAAGATTGGTCTGTAGCTGTTGGGCCAACAATACCTTTAATTTTATTTTGTAATTCATTTAATCTTTCATCACTTATAGTTCCTTTATAAGTTTCAATTAAATCACCTAAAATGTAATTTGGATGTCTTCTATTCACTAGCATATTTTCATATGTAAATCCTTTACGTTCACCTTCAGCAAGTAATCTATACATATTGTTCATAGCATTGTATGCTTCTTGTGTCATTTTTCCACTATCTAATGCGCCTAATAAAGCACTTGTTCTTTCTTCTGGTGGTAATGTTTGTAAACTACTTAACATTCCTAACACACCTTCATCAGCACCTATTTCTTTCATCAGCATAGATGTAGCTTTTGTAGTAATATCTTTTTTGTATGAATTTCTACTTTTTGTTAATTCACCACTTTGTTTGTATAAACTCATTGCTGTTTTAGGTTCTAACAATCCTTGAGCCATTAAATCCCAAATAACTTCTCTTTCTTTTTCAGTATCCATTGCACCAGAACCAATAAGATAAGTAGTCATTGCTAATGCTTGATTACCTTCTACACTATTCCAACTATTTTTACCATTTTTCATATTATTTAAAGCGGCATTGTAAGCAGTTCTCATAGATAATTTTGTGCTAGGTTCTAAATCTGAATTTTCTAAATCAGCCATAAAGTTTTTAGCATTTTCTTGACCTTCTTTAGTTCCAGTTTCTAAACCAATAATTCTATTAACAAAATCTGTTTTAGATACTTTATCTTTTTGTTCTTTTTGTTTTGTATGTAATGAATTTTGATTACTAAATTCATCTTGTGCTTGTTTAATTAATTCTTTTCTTAAATCATCATCAACAGTTAATTCTTTACCGTCAATATCAACCATTTTAAAATTTTTGTTTTTAAGTCTAGATGCTACATTATTCCAATCTACTTCTTGGCTACCATTAGGTGACATAACAATTAAATCTTTAGTAGCTTGTAACATTCCATATTTTACATTTGTCCAATTTTTAGTTGTATCTTGAATTTCGTTAAAAGTTTTTTGATCAAATAAATTAGTTTCTACATTTTTCTTTAAATGTAATTCTGTGTATAATTCATATTGTGCTTCTATTTGTGATAATGAATTAGCATTTTCTACAGATGATTTATATGCTTGATTTGCTTCGTTAAAAGCATGACCTGCATTTTTAAGTTTTTGATTATTAACTGCTTTAACTACATCATTTCTAGCTTCAAAAAACTTTTGATAATATAAAGGTTGATATTCTTTCCAAGTTTGCTCATCTAATCCAGATTTAAATTCTTTTTCCCATTGTTTTGCACTATTGTCATAATCTAATAACCAATTATCTGGTGTTAAAAAATCTTGTCTTGTTTGTAATGAATTTTGAAAATCAGAAGTTTTACCATACATCATAGCTGTAGATAAATCTTTATTAGTATTAATATCTAATCTTCTTAATTTAGCATCAATAGAGTTTTTTCTGTTAGCGTATTCTGTTACTTTGTTTATTGCAGTTACACCAAGATCAGCTACAGCACCACCTATTTGAGTAGCTGTACTTAATGATCTACCACTATCAATAGTAGTACCACCTTCACTTCTATATCTTGGTATCTTCATATGTAATCCTGTATTGAGCAGGGCTAAAACTATGACTTTTTACTGATCCATTCATATCAGTAGTAGTTTTAAAAGCCTTAAAATCATTACCTGCTTTTGGTATTTTCTTTGTGTATCCTTCAAATATCATTGTATCATGTTCCCAAACTTTTACCAGATAAACCATTAACCAATACCTTTTTCTGCGGCCGCTTGATCTTGTTTATAATTTTTATAAGTCATACCAGCAGATAGTAATGTTTCACCTATTTTATATTTTTGCGCAGTAAGTAATCCAGTTGTTTCTGCATCCATTGCCGCATTTCTAACAAAAACTCTTTTTTCTAAAAAAAACATATCATTTTCAAATTCTTCAAAATCTGCATTAGCTATAAGTAAAGGTGAACCAGAAAATTGTGCGCCACTTGCACCTATTCTTGCTCTTTGTGCTGACATTAATTTTGCTTGTTCTTTTAATTTTTTTTGTTTTTCGTATTGAAATGACAATTCATTTTCATATTTATTCCAAGCCGCATTAGCTTTAATTTGTTTCATTTGTTGTCTTTGACCCATAATAGTAACGGCTGTACTAGCCGCCATTAAAAAAGGTATTATTTGAAATGCCATATATTTACTCCTTAATCACTTGTTACTAATGTTCCTGTTATTCCCAATACCGTCATTGGTAAAGGTTGTTCTTGTTTTATAATTATTTGTCCATCTCTATCCCATCCTAAATTAATTACTCTTTTATCTCCAGTAAATTCTGCAATATTTTGGCCCATTGGGGTAGATGATGTTCTAAACGGTAATTGATCACCATTTATATTTACACCAACAGTTTTATGTAATCTTACTAATACTTCATTATATCTTTTTTTTCTACCTTGTGCAGTACCCGCAGATGCACCTGCTTCTACTCTCATAGTTTTAAGTTGTGAAATATAACCAAGACCGATTTCTAATGATTTGTAACCTGTATTTGCTGGTAAACTAATAGTAATTGATCCGCTTGATACTGTTTGATTTGGATATACAGCATCTCCAATAAGTATTTGTACACTTTCACCTTCTAAATGATCTAAACCTGTTATAGTTGAACTATCAGCATTTACAGTTGTAGATAATCCGCTATCCATATTTAATTTATCATCTAAATATTCTACATATTTTACTATGCTGTTATTTATTTTTCTTTCTACAATAACCCATGTTTGATTTTGTAAATCTTCAGAAATAGTACAAACAGATTTAACTTTAGATATTCCAGATATACTGTGAGTTCCAACACCTGCTGATATTTGTAATACAGTTCTATCTATTGCTTGTTCATAACTATCAGCAAATTCAATTGTATTAGCATTAACTGCAATAACATAATAATAACTTTTATCTTGCAAACCACCTATTTTAGTTCCTCCATTTGCATCATAATAAACTTTATCACCTGTATTAAAACCATGATTTGTTATTGTAATATAACCATTATAATTTGGATCAGTTGTTTTAGATGTTACATCAGATGCGGCATTAAATGTTTGTTTAAATGATCCTCCAATAATATGTCTATGCCAAGCAACAACATCTTCTTCTCTTTGATATGTTAAACCTAATAAAACACCATCTTGTCTTACTGCCCAATAAATACTTTGTGGTTCTTGAGCATAATCAACATCAACAATTCCATTACCTGTAATATGTTCTGCAAGTAATGTCATGTCTGGTGCTAAATATGCATCATCTTCAAATCTATATGCTAATTCTCTAATTTTTTTTCTTTGTCTTTGTACAAACAAGACAGCGTTACCAATTTGAATAGGTTGTGTACTGTAACCACCATATGTAGTTTGTTGAGTAATTTGTACGTTGTCGGGTTGTAAAGGCTCACCAGTTGGTCTTCCTACTTTAAATTCACCACCTGCTGTACCAACAATTAAATCTCTAGCGGGTGCTAACCATCTTATTGTATTTACTTTATTAGCGGCAATAGTATAAATAAAACTATCTGCGGGATCACCTACACCTGCATGAAAATGCTCATAAAAACCACTTTCAGATGCCCATATAGTTTGAGGATATAATGTACTTCCACCAAATATTAATCTTTGTTCAAAAAATGATACTGTTTTTGGATATCCTGTGTGTTCAGACCAAGCACCTAATGCCCAATCTGTTGTAGCTGTTGCTGATCCTAAATCTTTTTTAATTTCCCAAGTAACAACTGTTGCTGATGTATAAGCTGTAATAACTCCCCAACCATCTTTCATTCTTATTAATCTTCCAACATCAGAAGAATGAAAACCATTATTTTCATATCCAAATGCAGTTCCAGATGCAGTTAATGTTCTACCTGTACCAGTACCTTGATGTGATGATGTAAATGTTATACTACTTTCGTTAGCATCTAAATAAGGCCCATTTTGAAAATCAACTTCTGTAAGTGTCCAAGACGTGTGGCCTGTTCTTGATAATTTTCTAGGTTTTAATGTTTCATGTACAATGTACATAACGTCTGCTGATTGTGTAAATTGTATTTCATACAACATACTTTCTGTAAATGGAGTTGCTATTTCATAAGCTGATCCACCAGAAATTATTTGCCCATTGTCTTTATAAAATCTTATATATTGATCTCCAAATTCTAATACATAAGATTGTTCTATATTAAATTCAAAAGGTATAAGTCTAGTTACTTTAGAACTATCTTTTACTTCTTTTACAAATCTTGTACCATATCTTCTTGATGCACCGCCTTGTGGAAATACTGTCATGTTTTCCATAATCTCAACACCATTATTGTATTTTTTAAAATCAACTTGACCAGCAAGTTTAGGTGTTAATTCACCAGCAGTAAAATTAGTTTGAAAAGGATGTACTCTAGCCATTATCTTCGGAAAGTTGTAAATGTGTCAGAAACAAGATCATCAATAAATCCTTCTTGTCCATCAACACTACGGGCTTCCGAAAGTTTATATTCATAGAGTTTCTGCATTTGGGTTTGTAGTTGAACAGAATTTGTAACTGGATATGCTAAATCTGTTGCCAATTTTGCAGTTAATGTATCAACAAACATACTATCAAATAAAGTAGTATTAGTAATTCTTGCAACATACATAATGTTTGCTGTGCCTTCATCTGTAAGTAAAACTTTACCATGTGTAGCTACGTTTTCTACTTTAAAAATAAAATGTGGTTCTTCCATGCTTAATACTCTTAAACAATCTGAAGGTAATGAAAATTGATTAGCATAACCATAAGCGGGTGCTGTTGATAATTTTGCTAATGATGCTCTTGTTGCCGCAAAGTTCCAAGTGTGTAATCTTAAAACTGCATCTCTTGCATCTGAATAAAATGAATTACAAAGTCTGGCTCTTTCTGTATCATCAGTTAATGATGTAATAGGATCATCACCTAATCTTCTTAATGCGTTTGAACAAATTGATACTTCTGTAGCCATAATTTCCTTAATATATATGAAGGGGGCGTATATTGCAACGCCCCCATATAAAAATCAATAACGTATTATACGTTACAAGCGATTTCTACAACTTTTTCGTCTTCAACTCTAGTAGCACCAATTGTCATTGATAGGAATACTTGAGTTGCGTAATTTTTATCATCTCTTTCAGATATTCTTGTTTGGATATCTCTACCTAAAGCAAGACCAATAGCTGATTGAGTGAACGCAAGTGCTAGATTATCTCCGCCAGAAGCCGCAATTCTTTCAGTTCTGATGAAGTTAAAGCCCATGAAAGTATCTACTTGACCTGCAACAAGTGCTTTAACACTATTGTAGTCAGCAGAAGTTACTTTGTCATCACCTAATAGAGAAGTAATCTCTTTAGCTGAACAAACTAAGTATTTAGTTTCATCTGGATCAACGTCAGAAGCATCTAAAATCTCTTTAGCCGCAATAAGTTTTGCAACTGTTAGAGAAGTAGTGCCTACTGCAATTTTTTGACCAGCAGGTAATGCGATAGAAGTAGCACCAGCTACTCCACCAAATGCATTGCCAGAAGCGGCCGCAATAATTGCGTCATCCATTGCTCTACCCATAGCGTAAGCACCAGCTTTCGCATATTCAGATTGAGGTGAAATTAACATTCTTACTTTGTCCTCTTGGTCAATTAAATCTGCCCAATCGTAATCAGCAAGTGTCACTTTTCTTCTTGAGTGAGGCGTGTCAATCTGAGGAGTGTTTGAATGTCTTGTTGTTCTTACTTGTGCCGCAGTAGCGCCAATTCTTTCAAAGTAGTGAGATGTACCTGTTACTGTTTCAGATTTCACCGCACCTCTTAATCTAGAACCTTTTTGTTGCGCTAGATGAAACACATTACTTTTGTATTGTTCTACAAAAGCTGTTGTTATTTGTGTACTCATGTTTTTAGTCCTTTATTTAAAAGTTAAGAATAGGGGGTATAATACAAATGCATTAAACCATATTCTCATTAATCGGTCTTTATCCTTACGGGAAACCTTATTGTAATAACGATACAATCAACACGGTTTTATAGTCAACATGACTTGGAAGTTTGTTGTCCTTACGGGCAAACTTACTGTTGTAATAATATCACAGTTGTGACTTATTTACCATATACTTTTTCATGTAATTGTCGCATTTTTTCTACAGCATTTTCATGGTTTGGATGTGATGGATTAAAATAAGCATGACTTGTATCAGCCATAATATTATTAATTTCTTCTTTAGCATCTAACGGAGATGTAGCTAATCTATTATTAGTAGTATTTTGTGCCATATCTTCTGTTACTTCTTTACCAATAGTTGCTAAAAATTTTATCACAGCAGGATTATTACCAGCAGATGTTTCGGTTAAAAGATTTTTTAAATCATCATCACCATAAACATTTAATGCTCTATCTGCGGCTCTAACATTTTTATCGTAGTCATAACCCCATTCTTTTTTAAGCACTTCTTCAGTTTGTGCTTTTTCTTGAGCCATAACTGCACCTTCATTGGTTAAAGTATTTTGAGTAGATTGAACTTGATATTCCATTAACGCATTAACTTGTTCATTATTTAATCCAATTTTATGCGCTACATTTTTAAATTGGTCAACATCTTCTTTTTTAAAATAGTCAACCATTTCATTTGGTATATTAATTTCATATTTACTAGCATCTTCTGGTCTTCCTAATTTGTTATAAAGTTCTGCTTTTTCTTCATCTGTTTTAGGAATAGGAACTCTACTACCTAAAACTTTTTGTTGATGTATTACTGTTTTAGCAAGACCTTCAACATCTTTAAAATTAGCAAGTGTTGGATCGTTTTTTAATTCGTCAGATAGTGATGATTTCCAATCTTGATTATCACTTTCTGATCCAAGAACTGTATTAGCTGTTTCTTGTATTGCATTAGCTATAGTAGTTTCTGGATTGTCAGTTGTGGTCGTTTGTTCATCAGACATTTTTATTCTCCTTTAATAGATTGATTATTCTGATTAATACCGATCTTTGTCCTTCACGGTATGATGTTTCATGGGGATCATTTTTTATAAATGAACTCCTATGATAATAAGCAGACGTTAAATCTGCTAATACCTTTTCACCTTCTTTAGATGAAAATGTAATTTTGTATTGTTGTTTTAATTGTTTTAGATCATTGTCTTGATCTTGTGCCATATTATCCCGTCATATCAGCCATACCCATATCTTCAACCATATCAGACATTGCAGATTGTACATTAGGGTCAGCTAATTTTTT